CACTTTCCAGATAATCGTAGAATTATTAATGAGCTTCAACGATATTCTGTGTCAGGTCGGATTGATAAAGGCATCCTGTCTTCTGTTAGTGATGTACAACTTAATGATTTACTTGCAGCCCTCAAGTCAAAAGACTTTTCGTCAGCACGTAAGTGGGTCACAAACAACCTCGACAACGACCCATCACTAATCTTCCGTAAGTTATACGACTCTTTATATGATGCATTAAAACCTAATGCAGTTCCTCAACTCGTTTTGATATTGGCCAAGTATCAGTATCAAGCGGCCTTTGTTGCAGACCATGAGATTAATCTTATTGCCTGCCTAACAGAAATTATGGTGGACTGTGAGTTTAAATAATGCCAGACTTATTCAAAGAGATTATACCGTCTATTCTTCAGACGAAAAAATCCGTAATTCGTGACGATATAGACGTTAAGGACTATGTTCCTTTCGTGGTTAATCGTGCCTTGTCTTATCATATGGACTGTGTCCTATATGCAAATGAGATGAACCTTCACCCGGAGATTGAAAAAGACCTTCAATATCAGTATCTTCTAAATACTATACGGCCTATGAAACGGAAATTCCAACCGTGGCAGAAATCAGAGGCCGATAAGAACATAGAATTTGTCAAGGAATATTTTGGTTACAGTAACCAAAAAGCCAAAGAAGCTCTTGGTATTCTAAATGATGAACAAATCGCTGAAATAAAAAGAAGAACAGATAAAGGCGGAGTGAAGTAATGATTAATATTACAGATTTGGTTGAAGTGACTTTGAAAGAGAAAGATGACTTTTTAAAAGTCCGTGAGACCTTAACACGAATCGGTGTAGCATCCAAAAAAGAACAGATATTGTATCAGTCTTGCCATATTTTACATAAGCAAGGCCATTACTATGTTGTACATTTTAAAGAGTTATTTGCACTAGACGGAAAACCAACTGACATTACCGAGAATGATTTGTCTCGTAGGAATGCTATTGCTAATTTGTTGCAAGATTGGGGTTTGGTAACTTTGGTCAATCCAAAACAGACAGAGACACCTACACCAATATTTCTATCACAAATTAAAATCATTTCTCATAAAGAGAAACATGAGTGGCAATTGACACCAAAATATAATATTGGTAAAAAACCAAACCAGACATAAAAAGTCGTATAAATATTTTTGTGGATTCACCTTAGGACCGCTAAGTTATGAATCGTTTTAAAGCGGACATGACGCACGATGTCACTGGATCTCGTAACCAGTATTAACGATATGCCTTCGGGGTATCACAACTTTAACTCGCTTAATTAAGGAGCAAAACTATGCTATCATTGGCAGATATGAAATCGTTTCAAAAATCATTCGACCCATTCTCTGTGGGTTTCTTTGATGAACTAGAGAGTCTTGCACATTTAGCTGCAAAGAATCTTCCAAAATACCCACCATACAATATCAAACAAGTGTCAGCCGATAAGTTCGTTATCGAAATGGCAGTTGCTGGTTTTTCTAAAACCGATATTGATGTTACACTAAAGGGTAATTCATTAGTTGTTTCAGGTAATTTATCTGAAGACAAAAATAATGAAGTTAAAGACCAATACTTATACAAAGGTATTGCAGACAGAGCATTTACACATGAGTTCAAGATTGCCGATAAGGTTGAAATCAAGAACGCTGAATTGGTAAATGGTATGTTGAAGATTTGGTTAGAGAATATGGTTAAGGCACAAGATGCTATCAAAAAGATTACCATTAAGGAATCTAAAGATGAATAATTGGTGGCCTGTATCAGACGAAGAATGGGAACGACAAAACTTCCCTGAAAAATTCTTACCAAACAAATAATGGTAAACATAATAGAGGGTCTTGACGACCCTCTATTTTTTTGATATAATGATATTATGAAAAATTTTAAAGTCTCTCAAACAATTTATAATAAACGAATCTTTAATCCAAAAGATAAAAAAGATTTAGAAGAATTTGGTTACTTTGTAAGACATAATTGTTGGAGAAATAATTGTCCGTTCCATTTAGAATGGCCGTATGATACTATTCCTACAATGATTAAAGATAAGATTATTGAAAGTATGTTTAAATGAAAACACTAATTAACTATCTGAAATACTCAGGTGCAACTATCACATTGAAATTAAATCCATATCATTGGAGATTTCATTGTAGATATATGCAAACGAATGAAGCATGGGAAACTGACCATCTATCATTAGAATTGTTACCTATTACCATTCGTGTGTGGATTGATGATGGACAATGGTAGTTTATTAGATTTTGTTAGAGTATATCACGATGCAGTACCAAAAACATTATGTGATTCATTGATTTCAAAATTTGATTCTGCTACAAAAGAACAAAAAGAAAACGACAATCATAAGTTTGTTCAAGTTAACATCAATACTAATTTGCAATTGTTTCAACCAGAGTTTCAAAAACTATGTACTATCTTTACATCATTTGCCGGTGATTACCAAAGACGATTAAAGATAACTCATTTTCCAAAACAAAATGGTTATGAACAGTTTAGAATTAAAAAGTATGTTGTTGGTGATTACTTCAAAGACCATGTTGATGTAGGCGACTACGATTCAGCTAGAAGATATCTTTCTTTATTTGTTTATCTAAATGATGGTGGCGGCACAAAGTTCTTTGACAAGACTATTGAATCAAAACCAGGTACTCTTGTAATATTTCCTCCTCTGTGGTTATTTCCACATTCATCGGTTATAACTGATACCAAATATTTTCTATCTACATATCTACATTACCTATGAAGACTAAGTTCATTAATGCGTTCATGGAAGTCGCCTATACGTTCTCCAAACTATCATCCGCAAGACGATTAAAAGTCGGTGCAATCGTAGTAAAGGAAGACAGAGTTGTGTCGATTGGATATAACGGTATGCCTTCTGGTTGGGATAATAATTGTGAAGAAGAAGCAGTATGGCCTAACGGACATATAGCACACTTGAAAACTAAACCAGAAGTTATTCATGCAGAAGCAAATGCCATTGCCAAGTTAGCCAAGTCAACAGAATCAGGAGATGGGGCTGTCATGTTTTTGACTCATGCACCTTGCATAGATTGTGCAAAGCAAATATATACCGCAGGTATAAAAAAAGTATACTTTGGTTCTCATTATAGAGATTCCGCAGGTATAGATTTCTTAACAAAATGTAAGGTAGAAACACAATTATGGAACATTGGGGAAAACATCTCATCATAGATGCTAAAGGCTGCGATATTGCCAAAGCAACTAATCCGGAATATATTAAAGAATTCACTAAAGAATTAGTGGTAAAAATCGATATGGTACCATTTGGTGAGCCTCAACTGGTGCATTTTGGCAACAATACGGTTGACAAGTCAGGTTGGACTGTGATACAATTGATAGAAACATCGAATATTATGGGGCATTTTCTAGACCATAATGGTGATTTATATCTTGATGTATTCTCATGCAAAGACTATGAGGAAAAGGTGGTTACAGACCTGTTAACCAAATACTTTTCACCTGATGAAATGAAATTTCAAGTTGTGATGAGGGACGCCAGGAAATAAATAGCTTATGGTAAACTAGAATTTGTCAATTTTGGCAAAGTTTACGGGAGAGCTAAATGCGTTTAAGTATCGTTGGTTGTCCGGATAAGAAAAGATTTAGACCGTTCGTTAAACGTGCGGCCGAGTTTTATGCTCAAGAATTGATTTCTAAAAAGATGCGTGAGAACCTCTTTATAAGAATCAAATTTGAGTATGGTTTAGATGTCTTGGGTTATGCTCAGATTGATGAGTATAACGATAGCGGTAAACCTAGAGAGTTTTTGATTGAGATTAATGCAGGTCTATCAGCTGCTGATATATTAAAATGTATCGCACATGAAATGGTTCACGTTAAACAATATGTTTACGGTGAAACAAACGAAGCATTGACTCGTTGGAAAGGCACTCCAGTTTATACAGCAGATTACTGGAGTGAACCTTGGGAAGTTGAAGCATATGGCAGAGAGTGTGGTCTCTTTACCAAGTTTGCTGTGAAAGAAAAGTTATGGAATGTTTTCAATAACATAGTTAATCCTGATGATCCTATTGAATCGGAAGAACTAGGTTGGAAATATCCAGAAGAAGATGTTGTAAATTTACAACAAAATGGTACAAGTGAGGCGGAAACGCTTGACAAAATGCCTATATAGAGATACAATGGACTTTTATTTAATCTAGTTGGAGAAATTTTCGTGTTAGCCTGTCTTTTAAAATCCTCATTACAGATGCCGGTAGAGTATCGCTCATTTAATTGGAGTGATATTACAACGCACGCTCGTGGGTTTTGTGGAAGGTTAGACAAGTAAAAAAAGTCTTAGAAGAATCTAATCACAAAACCCTAGACCTTAAAAATCTAGGGTTTTTTGTTTTGGTTTTTTTAAATTTGTTGGGGTTTCGCCTAGTCTGGCCTAAGGCACTGGTCTTTGAAATCAGTATCATCGGTTCGAATCCGATAACCCCTGCCAGTTATGGAAAGTAA